GGACATCCAAAGCAAATGTATTACCATCATCCGGTAGAACGTGTGTCGCATTCACGGTATTCTGTGTATAGCCCATAGAGAAACGGTCTTCGTCTCCGTGGTGAATCAACGCCACGTTGTGTCCCGGGTGGAACATGATGATACCTTCATCGTAGTTGTGACTCGGATTGTTGTTTGCGATCGCAATGATTCGATCGTCGATGATGAGTTCAGAAGAAGAGATCGTGTACGTGTTACCATTTACCAACAAGTTACCAGTAATTTCAGTGTCCGCAGTAATGATAATGTTACCGTTATCTTTTTTGATTGAAGAATCTTGAAGGAAATTACCATCCCCAACAAATGGAATAAACTTTTGTGTGAGACCTGTGATGGAGATATTACTACCGATCACTGCGTTACTCGTTGTCTCAAAACCTGTCGTTGCATTTGTAAAACGAATGGTATTCGACGTTGTGTTTGAGGTATCCGTCACTTGCTGTAGGGTTTGAAGCTGTGTCAAGAGATTTGATGGTACAATTTTTTTCAAATCATTATTGGTATCATTCACGTATACATAGTTAATGGCAGTTTCATTTTGAACAATTTGAGCATTTGGAATGTCGTTCGAGCGACCAACACCCGTCACAAAGATGGTACCTTTATTTGGTTTTTGTTGTGTAGACTTTATCAGACAGATACCAACGTTTTGAATTTGATCAGTAAGTCCATATGGCTTGGTACCCATAAGCCCACCCGGGACTGTGTTACTCACGTAGACGGTCTGACCAACTTCAAAATTGCTTGTATCAATGTTTTGTACTTTACCGTACGCGACCGCCACACCTTCTCCACCATTCGCTACGGTGTCATGCATAACACCAATAGACGGCATAGTATCAGAACTATCAGATTGAGCCAGTGCGACATTCGACACGTTCGCATTCCATCCATCTTTTACGTACACGGCTTGACCCTTTAAAAGATCAGCTCCGGTATTGTTCTTAATCTTAACAAAGTTGTGCACGTTGTAGTCGTTGACCCAGTTTGCACCGTCATATACCAAAAGTTGATCTTCTGAAAGTGACTCGAGGTTTACATTCGACAGTTGATCTAATTTAAGTTGGACATTGGATGTCAAGTCTGTCGTGAATGCGGTCGTTGGATTTGTAAATTGAACTGTTTGTGTGGTCGAGTTACCTTTATCAGAAACAACTTGGAGGTCTATGTTCGAAAGAAGACCACCATCTCCGTTGAATGTTGTCGCTGTGACGTTGCCGATCACATTTATAAGACCAGCACTCCCCGTATCAGTAATGTAAATGTTGGAGCCAACATCGACATTAGTGTCGGTCTTAAGGCGACCATACACGTGAACATCAATCAAATTGGAAGTATCCGGAGTTATTTCAATGTTCGAAAAGCCATCGAGTGTGTGGGCCATGATAATTTCAGACTCATCACCTCGGTAACCAATCACCACATTACTACTTGGTCTTTGCATGATAATACCCATGTCGAGTGTATCACTCGTGTTGTTGTTTGCGATACCTATGATGGCATCATTCACGACCAAATTTTCTGTCGACACGTAGGTCGTCTCACCTTGGATGAACATGTTACCCGTCGTGACGATATCACCGGTTACTGTCAACTTATTATTGGATGTATCATATATGAAGTTTGCGGAATCCACGAGATATTTATTATCATCGACGAACGGTACTCGACCAGCACTTAAGGTTGTAACCTTTATGTCTTGAGTCGTTGTATCTTTTGTCACGGTCAAGTTGTTGGACACAAAAACATTTTCAGTGACTGTCAAATCTTTGGTCACGTAAGAATTTTTTGTGACTGTCAAATTATTGGAGACCAAAACATTTTCAGTGACTGTGAGGTCTTGGGTCACATAAGCATTATCATTGACCGTCAAATCTTTTGTGACCGTCAAATTGTTGGAGACCAAAACATTTTCAACAACTTCAACATCCTTGGTCACCGTCAAATTGTTTGAGACCAAAACATTTTCAGTGACTGTGAGGTCTTGGGTGACATAGGCGTCGTTGTTGACAGTCAGATCCTTGGTCACTGTCAAGTTGTTTGAGACCAAAACATTTTCAGTGACTGTGAGGTCTTGGGTGACATAAACATTATCATTGACTGTGAGGTCCTTAGTCACTGTCAAGTTGTTAGACACCAAAACATTTTCAACAACTTCAACATCCTTGGTCACTGTCAAATTGTTTGAGACCAAAACATTTTCGGTGACTTCGAGATCTTTAGTCACTGTCAAGTTGTTAGACACTAAAACATTTTCGGTGACAGTTAAGTCTTGAGTGACGTAAGCATTATCATTGACAGTCAGATCCTTGGTCACCGTCAAGTTGTTAGACACCAAAACATTTTCGGTGACTGTGAGGTCTTGAGTCACGTAAGCATTTTCTTTGATACGCAAGTCTTGTTCGATGTATGCATTTTCGTAGACAATTAAATTACCATCTAAGTCTGTCGCACCCTTCACGTACAAAACATTTGACGCGACGTCATCGACATACAAATTTGATCCGACATCCAAAGTGTGAATCGGGTTCGTGTTGATGACACCCACATTTGATTGTGTCACTAGGTAACCATACACGTGTGCCTTAATTGGATTTGCTGTGTTCGCAGTGAAAGATGTTTGGTCAGCCGAAGATTGTGTGTGAGCCATGATAAGTTCATCATCTTTGTAGCCCACGACGACATTGGATCCTTGGTGATCAAACATCATACCGACATCCGCCGTTGTGTTGCCTTTGCCAACTTCAATGATAGCATCACTGATCCGAAGGTTTTGAGATTCTATGACAGTCAACTGTCCTTCAACATCTAGGTTACCATCAATGTGTACACCACCGGTTACATTGAGAACTGTGGACCCGGTATCATCGACCCAAAGGTTGGAACCAACATCCAACGTGTGAATGGGTTCTGTATTTGATATTCCCACATTTCCAGTAGTTATTAGGCTATTTTCTCCTTCGAAGACGATTGTACTCGTAAAAGTATTACCGATGTTTGCATAAAAGTCTACGACTCTTGGTATAATGGCTTGTTCGTCTATATCAGTATCTACGATCTCGTTTGTTATATTGTCGTAACCTACAATTTTCGTATTACCTCCAGGTACCTTACGAACTGGTGTCATATACAATGATCCTGGTGTCTGAGCTGATATTGGGGCATTCGAAGCATTGATCACGATTGTATTATCGGCCTGATCGTCAGTTGCGTGTCTCCCCAACCTGACCTTGGTCGATCGATCAATAGTGCTCAAGTTCTTCACCATTTATATAAGTCTGCATTTTAATTGGCATAGAGCAGACCTGCTACCCCATTTGATATCTTGAGTATGTTATAGTTGACTGCATAGATAGGATCCTTTATTGGTAGGGTTTCACTGAATATTTGTGCGCTATCTAGACGACTAAAATTCAATGTACCGGTTGGTTGCATCAAACTCGTCGTTAAACAGAAGCAAAATAAGAAAAAGTCTGGCGAAGTCACAAAATTTGTGTGATAGTAGTTCATGACTTCAATAAAATGCGGACGAGCCCACTTGTATCCATCAATGTCGACACCGTTGATTGTCACTTTGACCTTGTTATCATAAGATGTTAACGCACTATAATCGCTCGTATTAGAACTCGCGATGTATTTGACTGGGTGATTGAAGTGAAGCTCCTGGATGTGTTCATTACTCGGAATATTCTTCTGGACCTGGAAAATGAGCATTTCATGGTCACGTGTCGCAACCGCGCCGCGTTCTTCATTGTCAAGATAGTAGTAATTGCTGTAGGCTGACCATTTATAGTTTTGTGCATCCGGACCCCAGTGAACACGGATTTCCACATTGTGATAGTTCAACGCCACCAATGGGAGAGCATTTTGAGGACTTTCACAAAAGAAGAAACGAAGTGGGTAAAAGTAAGAACGAGCACTTGAACCAGGATGAGGACCATTGGAACTCTTGGATACATTGTTTGCAAAAGTATCTATGGCAATTTTTTCCGTAAATATGGAGTCCTGGGTATCAACAACTTGGCCACCAATCAAAAGTTCGACGTAGTCAATAAGACGTGACCAGTCTGGATGATCTAACGCTGCGTTATTATCATCAATTGTAAAGTAGGTGTACCCCAAAAGGTCACCTGTTTTTTCGAAACGAATCGTAGACATGGAATTACCATTCACAGCCCCCTGTATTGTTTGTTTTTCGACGGTCTGTGAAAAGTTGGAATGTCTTTTGAACGTCGAACTGAAGAAAGAAATTTCTGGCTTTCCCATAATATGTTCATCTTGAGCACCAATGGCGATGAGCTTTACAACACCGGATGACATATTTACAATAAGGAAAGGTTTAATTTAAGTTCGACTTTCTGCAAATGAATCTAAGCACCAAAAAATTATTACCTGTAGACGGTGTAATCAAATCACCGTTCTCATCTCTAATATTAACAGTGAGACGATCCAATTTAGAAATTGGATCCAAATATTGCTGGGCAACGACATAGTCATCCTTGAAAGAGATGACTTGGTTACCTGAAGTCGCCGTTGTATTACTCACCAAAGACGCGAACGAATTTCTTAAAACGGAGAGACCTGGATGCGTCGACGTAGACAATGGTGGATCCTTTGTCGTTCGGTCGGCAAAATTACTATCGAGTTCATCGATGGAAATATAACAATGTTCTGTACTGTATACCGTGTTGATTCGAGCTCCGAGAAGTCGAGCCTGAACAACATTACGAAGTGGTGTATTCAAATAAGCAGTGAATGTGTTCGCATTCGCTTGTCCAATTGTATCCACCGTAATCGTGTAGTATTCATAATCAAAATCCGGGTACCCGAATGTGACAGATGTCATTTACAGTAGACTTAGATTAAAGATCCACCAATTCCACCAAGGATGGCATAACTGGCCTGATCACGCACGAGCTGTTCAGACTTGCAAAGGCCACCCGGGGTCAAAGCCTTGGTGTACGTGCTTCCTTCCTTCGTGTGACCTGGTGCACATTCAAGCTTGTGTTCGAGGTCGAACAAGGAGTCTTCATTGATCGGTTCAATCTCGATCGGTCTGGGCTGGTAGTAACTGATGGCGACACGTTGGATCAGATACAAAATCGCAACAAGGCTGATGACAATCAGGATGATATTGCGGTTGAACTTCATTTACTACTACCTGACATTTTTTATAAAGTGCGTTAAAGGTAGTAGTTTAGTTTCATTATAAAGAGTAGATGGACGAAGAGATTATCCTCGATCGTGGTGACACTGAAATCCTGAAGCTTGATGAAAATGAACAGGCCCTGATGGATGAAATTCAAATTTCAACATCAAAGCCACAACCCAGACCCCGGAGGCCGATGGCGATGTCCAGGCCTCGACCGATGATGCCGCAACAACAAGAGATTGATGCGTTTGCCAACCCAAATAAACAAACGGTACAAGCGAATGCTCCCTCTGAAGAAGTGGATTATGGTGAGGCTGAACCGTATTTTGACGAGGAAGAAGACTACGGTGATACGGGCGGTGGGTACGTGGAACAGCAACCATCGAAGGGGTACGCGTCGATCGACGAAGAAAAGGCTGACCTGTTAAACAAACTTACACGTCTTGAAAAGAAGGGTGTTAGCATTAATAAACGCCTCAATATGTATTCGAGTGTGGATGACATTCGTACAGAAGTTAAACGAATCACATACGGCATTGAGGTTGATCAATCGATTAAGTTTTCGAGAAGAATGTTGGTGGCGTGTGTCACGGGTCTCGAGTTTTTGAACAAACGCTATAACCCCTTTGAGATTCAACTCGAAGGTTGGTCCGAATCCGTGATGGAGGGCGTCGAAGACTACGATACTGTATTTGAAGAACTTTACGTCAAGTATAGAAACAAGGTCAACGTTGCACCGGAAGTCAAGCTCATCATGATGCTTGGTGGATCTGCGATGATGTTCCACTTGACAAACAGTATGTTCAAGGCTGCGATTCCAAATATGAACGACGTTTTGAAGCAAAATCCAGACCTCGTCAAGAACATGATGTCTGCCGTTCAGAATACAGCGATGCAACCGCAACAACCGGTTCCCATGTCGAGTGATGGTTCTTATGAGATGCAAGGCCCGGGTATAGACATCTCCAGCTTGATGGGTGGTATCATGATGCCGCCGCCACCACCGATGAACACTTCGGCCGTCGTTCGTGAAGATCCTTTGCCGACTGTCACAGAAGAAGACGATGTGTCTGACATTGTATCTATCTCAGGAGAATCGACGGGTGGCGAGGTCAAGGAAGTCAACGTGGGTGCCGGGGGATCCAAGCGAGGTCGAAAAAAGAAGAAGACCGAAATTAATCTTTAGGTATAATATAAATGATAGGTTACTGTCCCATTGAGGAAGAACCAGTCGCTATACCCAGACCACGAAGGCGGGTTGTAGTGAATCAGAAAACGTCTGAAGACACAGAGTGCAACTATGTTGTCATGTTCTTCATCGTTGGTGTCCTCACACTGGCCTTGATGGACACATTGGAAAAGTAAAATCGTTTTTGCCATGTTTTTTGTAAAAGCATGGGAAAAAGGACTATCGTTCACTCAATTCTTTGATGGCTTCGATAAGAAGACCGACCATGTTACCGTACGCCACGGAGTACGTTGTTTCTTCGCTTCCATGTACAACTTCTGGAAGTACTTCTAAAACTTCTTGTGCGATGACACCCGTAGAACGTCTACCATCCTTGATGTATGTGTACCCCGACAACCTTTTAACCTTTTCAAGAGCACTTTCGATTGGTTTTATGTCGGTTTTGAGACGTCTATCAGAAAATGCGGTAACATCACCTGCGGCTGTGTAGTCGCCCTGATCCCATGTGTGTTTATCAGTGCCTTTGTTTTGTAAAGCGAAACGCAGTTCATTATCATTATCTTGAAAATCAAATACAAGTTTATAGGCATCACTACCGCCAACCTGTTTGATGTCACAATAATCATTAGCACTTGTACCAGCTTCAAGTCTCATATAACTATCACCGGACAACGATAAACCATTTAGAGATGCTGTTCCACCACAATTTATGGTACCAAAAGAACCAGTTCCAGACGTTGTGACATCGTCCAACGTGGCGGTCCCATTACACTTCAAAGTACCAAAAGAACCAGTTCCAGACGTTGTGACATCGT